GGATTGAAGAAGATCGCCTGCCGTCCATACGTCTCCTGAGATCCGTGGATGGCGACCTTCCAGGGAGTGGACGATGTCGGCTCCACGAGATTCGAGTCTCGAAGCTGGTCAATCGTGGCAATCGGGATCATGTAGTGTCGCTCTTGCGAGTACACCCGCATCACCCTGCGGCAATCCTCGGGAAGATCGTACTGCACGCGATTGATGGCATACGTCTGGTCCGTGAAGTCATCCTTGGGCGCCGTCGCCTCGTCCAGAATCAGCACCGTATCGCTGATCCGCTCCTGGACGTCATGCACCAGATCTGCCATGACGATCCGCCCTGACTTTGCCCATGTCGGCCACGTCCCTCCTGTAAGCGTCAACTGCCTCTCGTACGTGCCACCCGTCAGGTCGAAGGTGATGGTCCCTGTGCTGTAGGGAGCGTTGGTCTGGAGCGTGTATCGCTTGTCGAAGTACACCCACCGCGCACGCTGCGGCAACTCCCGGTACGTCTCGTCGATGGCCCGGCGACACTGGCGATAGTTGCGTTCAGTGCCGTCGAGGTCGAGGATGTCCAAGAGGTGCTCAACAACGTCTTGGTAGGTCCAGATCATTTTGGCCTCGAATGCGTGGCGATGATCCGCTCCGTCAGCTCTCGACTCGCCTTCTTGTTCTTGCGAACCTTCGCCGCCAGTGCAGGGTCTTGCTTCAGGTATTCCCTACGATACCTTTTGATCAAGTCCGGGGCTAGCGAAACCTTCTTCTGTTGACCAATTCTCTCGACAGCCTTGTGGTTCACGGCGCCGGAGATGGTCAAGTTGCGAGCCTTTGCCACGGCTAACACGTCATCCATCGAAGACACCCAGGCGCCTGGATCAGACGCCGGACCAAGCCCTGGCTTGTGCACCTTTCCCTGCGTAGAGATCCCGGCGCGACGAGCCATCTCGTAGGTGTGATCCCGGACGATGTGGTTCATCTTGTCCACGCCCGAGTTCATGTCCTGGAGAAAGGCCCGCTCGGTGTATCGCGAACCAGGAGGGCTGCGCATGGCGCACATGGCTGCCCATTGCGCCGTCTCGCCCTTGGCTACGATCTCATCGAACAGCTTGACCACTCCCGCTCGAATGCACTCTTCCCGCAATGATTGATGATCTCGACTCACTTCTTGCTCCCCTGTGCTTTGGACTTCGCCCTCGCTGCCTGAGCCTGCGCATGAGCCTTTTCCTTCTCTAGCTTCATGTCCTGCTCATGCCGCTCCTTGTCTTGCTTCATCTCCTGCTGATGCTTCTCCTCATCCATCTGAAGTTGGACCGAGGCCTTCTGCTGCTCGATCATAACCTTCTCCTGCTCGGGAGAGGGCTGGTTCGGATCAGGCGGAGGAATGTTGAGCATGAACATATCCGAGGGGATGTCCATGGCGTCGCCCAATTCTTTCATCATGGCGTTCCACGGACCAGTCATGCCCTGTGCAGCAAACTCCTGCATCAACGGTAAGGAGAACTGCGCGAACTGAGTGAGCTGATCCACCTTGGCTTGCTTGTTCGGCTTCCTAGCAGACCCAGCTTCAATGCGGAAAGAGTACGACCGCACCACATCATCCGGCCTTGTGCTTTGGACATGCTGCGCCCAGAGCATGGTTCCCAACCCACCTGTGATGGGAGCTACGTCCTCTGGCTCCAGCAAGAACCTCGCCGCCTCTGCCTCCTTGAGGTTGGTCATGGAGACAAAGTCTTCTACCGTGTTGGACATGTCATCCGGTCGCACCGAGACGTTCTGGTCCTTGACGTTTGCCTCAGCGGCACTGCGCATCTGACGCGAGCTCAGGCCGTACATCAACTCCGTCAATCCCAGTCGCTTGTCAATCCGTTCGTCCACGGCGGCGATGACATTCCAGATGTCCACAGGGAAGCTGGGAGACTCGATGAAGCTGTACACATCCTTGACCGACTTGCCCAGGATGTCCGAGATCTCCACGATGGTGTAGGGAGAGCTCGCCCCTGACATCTGCCTTTGAATCTCGGCGCCCGCTGCCTTGGCACGGCCCACAATCGTTTGGCACGCACTGGCGGCCTTGTCGGCGAGGAAGCTCATGCACCAGTTGATGAACCGCATCTCGCCCGCTACCGGCTTGAAGATGCTTACAGGCCATACCGACCCTGGCTTGTCGTAGAACCCTAGCTCTGTGTACGGCCAGCCATTCGACACCGGCTCGTCTTGCCAGAATGGGATCGGCCACTGCGCCCGCATGAAGATCTCTTCCATGTCGCCCTGCATCACCACATCCGTGGGCAGGTTCAACGGGAAGGGGATGTTCTTGGCCACGGCGAGGTAGCAGTATTTCCCGAACTGACTCACGTCGATGGGAGACACCGGATCTCGGTTCTCCTTGCCGCGCAGCAAATGACCAAAGCCGTTCTTGCTGTAGATCTCCCAATACTCCAGGAGGTCGTAGCTCGTTTCCCTGGTGGGCTTGGGCTTCTTGTTGGAGCCCCGCGTCGTACGGGCCTCGGAGTCGTACGACATGATCTGGCCCTTGAGGGTGCCGTAGGGAATGCCGTACTTCTCCTCGATGACGTTCAGGGGCTGGACGCAGCGGCGAGCTATCCACTGCACATCCGACTCCTGCATGGCGTCCGGGTCCTTCAAGATGTCGTCGGCGTTCACGTAGTGCGAGCGGACGATCTTGGTGTCGGACATGGCAGGAGATTCAACAGAGCACCACAGATAGCCCGCACCTTTGATCAGTGCGTCCGTGATGGCATGGCGAATCTCCACCTTCTTGTTGGTCGCCAGTTGCAGCCAGTTCAGGATCGACTCGTACATCTCCGCCATCGACTTGCGATTGGCCGATTCGTACTGCTGCTGCATCATCATCTGCTGGATTTGCATGTCCACATTGGGATCGCCAAACCCAGCCCCCAGAGACATGGGGTCGATCTCTGGGAACTCGTGAGGAGTACACGTGACGTTCGGATTGCGGAAGTACAGGGCTGGACCTAGCAATGCCACCGCCTCGAACATGCGGTTGTAGGTCATGCGGAACATCGGCATCCACTGGTTATTGTCCGTGGCGCCAATGGCCGGAACCTTGGGAGGGATGTCTTGCCACATCCAGTCATGCGCCCCGTCAAAGAAGCGCATGGACTCGTCAGCCCATTTCTGAAACCGCTCGTTCTTCTCGTTGGTCGCAAGCGTGATCTTGCTCATCCAAATGTCAAGGATGGCCTTGAACGGATGGCTCACGTTGTCGGCGGCTTGTAGGGCCATGTCTCACCTATTTGCTGCGCTGGGCCTCGATGGCTTCTTCCAGCATCTTCTTGGTCATGTGATGCACGCCCTTGATCCCGAGATCCTTGGCCATGTTCCGCAAAGACTGAAGCTCTGCAAAACCGTTGGAGGTGGGCTCTGGACGCAACGCCTGCTCGATGGCGTCGAGCTTGGTTTCGATTTCCCCGAGTCTCGCCTGGAGCTGGAGCGCGCTTTTGCTAAAGTCCCACGAACCGCCTTCACGCTGCTCGTCGTTCAGCCTCAGTCGCGGGTCGGTGAAATACTTCACCCCCGTCACCACTGAGCCGCCGATCAGCCAGACGTCAATGGCCTTCTCGCCCACGCGCGTGACAATCGCAGCCTGCTCCCGACGCTCCAGTCGCTGAGCATTGCGATACCACACCACGATGTCGCCCACCGTTGGCTTGGGCATCTGGTAGGCCATCATCTCTTCCTGGCGAACGTAGTCTTCTTCATTCACAATCGGCATGTGCTACTCCTACTTGGGTCCCAGACTCACGCCTGGGCTTGTGCTAGCCTTGGTTCCTTTTGCCGCCCTGAACGCAGCTCGCTCCTTGCGAGCGTTGAGTATAGCGTCCACAGCGTGAACTTTGACAGCATTGCTCTTGGGTTTTACATACGGAAGTCCATGCGCCGCAGCGTATTCACAGCATTCCACCGCGTGCGTGTTCCGGCGTTCGCCTTCATCCAGGGGCACTTCCACCCCATGCACCACCGCTACCTTCTTCTTGAAGCGGCGGAACTCGATGTTCGTGTTGTTGCAACGCTTGGAGATCATCAAGAACTTGGTGGTCCCATCTGATCTGGTTTGCAGCCAGCTCCTCAGGATCAGCACCCGTCCATCAATGTCGCTCGATCCATGCCGGAACCCGCTGCCCGTTCCCACGGACTTGATGCCCCTCTTTTGGAACTCGGCCTCGTATTGACGCATCGGATGGATGCCAGATGCGATATCGGCCAGTCGTCCACCGTGGGCGTCGATAATGAACTCCTGGAAGCAATAGTCCTGAGTCTTCATCTTCACCGCGTCAGCCAAGATCGTGGCGGTGCACTCCCGGATGTAGAGCTCATCGTACAGAACAGCGTGATCCCCAACCTCTGGTGGCGGCACGGCAAAGAACAGGGCAGCGCACACTGAGTGGCCAGGGTCGATGACCAGATAGCGACACCAGTCCGCAGGGGGATCTCCATTCCTGTCGGTGAGGATCTGCTGCACCTTGAGTCGCGGTTCCTCATGCTTGATCGCCTCGTGCACGGAGGGGGAGAACGCCGCATACATCAGCCGCGAGTCCATGACCATCTCTCCCAAGGCGCGCTTGCGATAGACCTCCTCGCCCTGGGATTTCCACAGACGCAGGTTCTGCTCCCTCGATTCCTTGGGGTAGTATGGGTTGTCGAACAGCGTGGCCCTGAGCACGACGGTGTTCTTCAGCCCCTGGCGGTGCTCGTCCTCGGCACGTTCCAGCAGGGTCATCATTTCATCGTTCTTGGCGTGAGGCAACGCTGTCCAACGCAGCTTGCCTTTCACCATCGCAGTACGCCCGACCATTTCTTCGTACCATCCCGGAGAAGCAGTATCTTCGTCGATGTGCACTAGGTGAACGTCGAACCCCTGAAACTGCTTGGGATCACCCGCCGTGTTGGCGGCATGGATCACCCAGCCGTTGATTAGGTCGATGCGAGAGAACACGTAGTCCGACCGACGCTCCCAGGCGATGTTCTTGATGTATCGCTCGGGGATGAATGGAGGCGCCTCACGAGTGTCGTCGTAGCGATGGTCGTCTCCGGGGATGCCATTCCAGGGCTCGTCCTTGGACCACGCCCGATACACCCGCCACTTCTTTGTGACCTCGTCCTTGATAATCCTGAACGCCCCAGGCTGGCACAGATAGCGGTAGATCACGCGACCGATGTGCTTCTCACCATAGCCCAAACAGGCCACGACCCCGTTCTCTTTGGGATACTTTCCGTATGGATCGAGGCCCATGGCAGCGCGAGCATCTTCTGCAAATCCCGTCAGACTTCCGCCCGCTCGATTGGCCTTCATCAGCACGCATTCTTTGGACATGCACGCATGATAGGCCTGCTGGAATGGGAGTGGCTCATACAGCGCGAGCGACTCCATTTGCCGCTTGGCAAGCTCCGCCGTGAGGTTGGCGTACATCCTCTTGGCGTTTTCAGAGGCCCCTCCCAGAGAATCCAGGAAGGGCTGGATGTCATTCTTCTTCCCGCTTGACATCTTCCATGAGCTCCTCCACCACGGTCAGTCGCCTCGGCTTGACAGGCTTGATGCGCTCCAGCTCTGCCAGCTTGCGTTGGTGAAGCTCCTCGATCTCCTCGGTGGTCAACTTGTCCAACGACACCTGAGCCATGCCCGTCTCGGTCGTCCTCTGACCCAGCTTAAGCACGTCCGCTAAGATCTTCTGCCTGACAGGACCGCCCGGCTTGGCGGCTAAGAACGTGGAAAGGATGTGCCTCGCCAGACCCTGAGGTCCGCTGAACGCATCCATGACCGCCTCGAACAGCTCAGCCATGTGCGGGACGCTGATGCCGCCCCGCTCTGGAGAGAGCTTGTCCAAGACATCCAAGGCCTCATCTTCCACGCTCCGCATCACTTCGCCGGGAGCCCGCTTCTCTTTCAACGACTGCTCTCGCTGCTCCTTGCGGCACAGCTTGCAGACGTCACGGAACCCGTCTGAGGCGTTACGGTCGCGGTCGTAGTGCATCGCGTCTAGCGGAAGATCAGTTCCGCAGTCGGTGCACGTCTTGGTGCTCATGTGCTTTGCCAGTGGTAGATGGAGCCGGATTCATCCCTGAACAGCACCTTACCTCCTGGAAGCAGCTCGTCGCAAGCCTTTGTCACGTCAGGGAATTGCTGAACGTGGTAATCGTGGCACAAGATGTGGCCCTCAGGGCGGAGGCACTTCTTGGCGTTCTCGATGTCCCTGTCCACCTGAGGAGAGGAGTGGTTGCCGTCGATGAAGATGATGTCGTACTTGCAAGTGGCGTAGCGCTCGAAGAACACGTCCGAGTCCACGCGGTAGCAATTCCAGCCCTTGTACGAGTCCAGATTCTTCTTGAACTTCTGGAAGACCTTCTCGTATTCCTCTTCCGTGAGACGTCCAGTGTGGTCGTCCGGGCAACCCTTCCAGTTGTCCACGCAAGTGATGTAGTAGTCGGCGTTGCCTTCAATGGCGCCATCCATCATTGCCGCTGCACTGTCACCCGCCCACGATCCGATCTCTAGGATGTAGGTGTTGCGGTCGTGCTTACTGTGAACTTGCACGAAGTCATGCAGCACCTTGAGATGTGACGCTGGTGTTCGGTGGATAGTGTCAGGAGGAGGAGACACGTCCACCATGATGGACTTCTGCGGCCCATGGTAGTTCTGCCACAGATTGCCGATGTCGATGATCCCACTCTCGTGATCGTTCGCCTCTTGCACAGCGCGGCGGAACGTGGCGGTGATGTCCTTCTGGTCGTAGTAGATCGGCTTGCCGACATTCCACGGCTTGTGGTGCCCGACCCAGGAGTCCCAGGCACACCGAACCGGGTTGTAACCAAGCTTCAGTTGCCCGGCCAAAGAGATATCCCGCGTGTTCTGCACATCCTCCGTGGAAGACTTCTCGTCGGCATAGGCGTCCTTCCACTCGTAATGGAAGAACCCTTCATCCATGGCAGCGAGGGCTTCTTCCTTGCTGATGCGACCTTCCTTGAATCGGTTCAAGGCCTCGTCGCGACTCATCTTTGGCGGCTCGATCAGATCAAAGCACCGCATGTCGTACAGGATCATGCCAGTGGGCAACGCCGCACACTCCTGCACACCTCGCATCTTGGCAGCCACCATGCGAGGGTACTGCTCCAATCGGAAGGAGGTTTCGTCTCCTCGGGAGCCGGAGTTGTCCCAGTAGAAGACGTAGATGTTCTCTCCGCCATCAGGAGGACCGCAGTACGGCGCCCCAACCACCAACGGACCTTTGCCATAGTGGCTGTAGATCTCATCAAATGCGGCGTCCCAGAACGGCTTGAACCACGACTCTCCCTTGTGCTTGTTGGGGGACTGGTCACTGTCGGCCATCAGCAAGAGGTGGCACTTGGCGGCGCGAGCTTCCCGGACGAAACGATTGCGAACCATCGTCACGGGCGTGTCGGAGATCGTCTTCGTGAAGACCCTCCCGATGCGGGGCTCCTCCTTGAGCCTCAGCATCAGGTCGACCATCCATTCACGGATGTCAGGGTGCTCGCTTGAAATTCCGCCGTTTCCCCCGTACGAGGGGATGCCGATAAACAGATCCAGCTTGAGGGCAGGATTCACAGGCTACTCCTTGGGTGGCGCTTGGGGCGCTAGAAACACTCGGGCTTGCGAGATCTTATCTCCAGGTAAGACTTGTGGCAATGGACGCAGCGCTGCGTCTTGATGTCAAACTTGTGGCGACAGCCTTCTGTCGGCTTGATCGGAGTGTAGCCCTGAATGATGCCGTGATAGTCGGTCGTGACCTCAGGAAGTGGGATCTCATCTGGCGGAGGAGGCAGCTTGACCTCCACCTCTACCGGCTCTGGCAGCGTGGGGATGATTTCCGCCAACACATCCAGCAGCTTTCGGTAGACCTCCTGGTCGGAGCGTGTAATCGCCCAGCCCGCCAATGACTGCATCAGTTTGCGGTCCATGGTCTGTTTCACTGTGAAACACGCACAACCTATTTGAGGGGCGCCTTTGCAAAGTCCAGGGCGCGAGACAGGGCGTGCGCTGCCTCCTCAAGATCCTGGACGCTCCCCTTTGCTCCACGCTGCCCTGCCAGCATAAGCTTCTTGATGGCGTGCTGTCGAGCGGGACAGGTCACTCCATAGGCCACGAGGATGTCATAGATGTCGANNCTCACTGATTCCCCGTCATGAACATTTGGAGCCACTGCTTCCCCTCTGGCGTGTTGAGAAGCGTCTCGATTGGCTGGAACGCATTTCCTTGATACCCATACTTTCGCGACAGCTCTGTTGGACCAAACACGCCCTTCTGCGCTGCGATGGCCTGGAGCTTGGCGTATGGCAGCGTCATCTTACTAGGAGTCACCAGCGTGTTTGGAGGGGCCGTCCTGTTTTGGCGCACGTACTGGTCTGGGTCTTGAGGAGTCGCCAGTGCCTGCTCCCCAAACACTCCCGCCAATCCGTGCGAAGGCAAGAGGAAGTTCAACATGCTCGGGGCGAACTCAGACGCCAGCCTTCGCTTGGGGCCAGAGTCGTGTCCAGCAATCGCCTTCCAGAGCGGGTCTTGATATTGCGATGCGTGGTACTGCTCATGAGATCTCAGGACTGGCGTTCCGAGACTTTCATACCCCTGCATTCTTGTCGGATTGATGTACACCCTGTCCTGGTTTCGGTTGTACCTGTTCTGGCCAGTAAATGACCACACTTCTCTGCGAGGATCGTTTAGTCCAGACTGATGTAGGTAGTCATATCCACCAGACCATTGCGCTGTACCGGCGTCTTTCATCTGCGACTTTGGGACAGTCGGCAGAGGTGGCATTGCAGAATATCGCGTCCACCCAGAAGCGTCGTACTGATCGCTGGATGGCGCGTTCCCGTGCAGGATGGCGTACGCAGAATTCACAGCGCGAGGTCCGTACTTCGACAGCTCGCCATATAGAGATGCGGTGTTCGGTACAGCCGGGTTTGCCATGATGTCACCCTACAAAAAAACGGCGGGGTACACGAATGTACACCCGCCGCCCCAAGAGTAGCACGGTTGCGCCTGAACTAGAAGATTCGGTGGAGGCAAACCTCGACCAAAATGTCCGCGTTCGTGTTGCCCGTCGTCTTGGCCGACAAGGCTCGACCGACCAAAGCACAGGCTTGGTCGAAGGCACCCTGAGCCGCAGTGGCATTCGCCAGGGAGGCGTTGCCCACGCGACCGCTCGTGGTTGCACCAGTGGTCGTTCCGGTCACGCCGATCAGCTTGGCGCCGACCGCGATGTCACCGTTGAACGCCGCCGTGGCGATGGGGGTCTTGCACAAGACCGGGCCACTGATGATGCCCCAGAACAGGTCATCGTCCACCACGCCGTTGGCATCGAGGAAGGGGTCGATCACGACCACTCCAAACGGCGCCAAGTCGGCAGAGTAACCAATGACGTTCTGGACGCCACCGTAACCGGCAGTCGTGTCCAAGAGTCCGAGCCTGCCTCCGAGGAGGGTGAGGCCCGACGTGTTTCGCAGGAGAACCGCCTTGATCTGGCGACCCCCGCCCGGACGAGCCTTCTGGCCGCGATTGTCCCCGGACGTGTTGAACGTCGGGAACTCGTAGACCAAGCCGAGCTTGTCCGCGTGAAAGAGATTTCCGTCCGAGTCCTTGCCGGTCAGCGTCTGACCAAGGCCCATCGGAGCGTCCATGATTTGCGACATGTTCTTGTTCCTTGTGCTGTGTTTGGTATGGCGCTGCCGACCTAGGACTAGGTCAGGTTTGCGATCTTCCAGAAGTTACGGGGCGACGTGAACTTCAGGTTGCTGAGCGTGCTGACGACCGCGATGTACGACTGCTGACGCAGATCGTATTCCGGGCCTTCCGGGCGGAACAGCGAATCGTCCATCGACATCAGCTCGACGTTGCCGAGATTGATGCCGTAAGCCGTGCTGTTCGGGATGGCCGTTTCCCACGACAGGTCGATGCCGTCGAACTGCACCACGTTCTTGAAGCCCAGGCTCACCAGGGTGCTTTCTGCCCCGCGCTGCACAAGGATGCGTTCCTTGCCGTCGATCAGGTTCAGGAAGTCCAGGTAGAAGTCCCGGCTCAAGAAGGCGTTGGTGATCTGGCCGTTCTGCATGGTGTTGCGTTGCGATTGGATGTTCGCATAACGCACCGCCTCGTCGCCCTGATCCGCGAAGGTGTGACCCGATCCGCTAAACCGTTGCGACTTGGCATTGACCACAAGAGGCGACCAGAAGTCGTATTCGGGGTCAGCCACGCCCAAAGGCCAGATGGCCCCGGATTCGTTCTCACCACCGTACGAGCCGAGCTGCGTCGAGATGCCCGCGTAGGTGTCGCTCGGGTAGCCGACGTAGTCAGCCGCGTTGGCTGCCTGCTGGGCGCCGGTCGAGTAGTTGATCGTTCCGTTGATTCCGAACAGCGATTCCAGACCGTGCCACGAGGTTTCGTTCCCCGTCGCGTTGCCGTCGATGTACGGCTCGGTCGCGAGACCCTGCCGCAACGACTGCTGGAGTCGATCCACGAATCCGTCCCAAATCTTGATGATGCCTTCCTGGCCGCGATTCTCCAAGAGCTCGCGGTTGTAGATGGCGTCCGTGACTTGGTAGCCCCGGAAGTCGAGGTTCGCCCACTTCCAGAGGTTCACACGGCTGAACTGGCGAACAGTTTCACCCGTGTTGCCTTCGACGCGATGCAGCTTGAACTGCACCGGCCACGCAAAACCGCGACCACTGTTGTTGTAGGCGATCCGTCCGCTGCTCTCCAAAAGAGCCAGCATCTGGAAGTTGCGGAGAATGTCCGGCTCGACATCCCGCATGTACTTGGCCAACGTGGTGTTCGCTGCACGCGCCCAGTCGACCGACGACCAACCCTGAAGCGTGATTGCCATGAGGCAAACTCCTTTTCTAGATGTTCACTCCCTGGCTGGCCATCTCGGCTACCAGATCATGACCGGGGGACTGACGACGACCCGTGCGCTTGCCCGTGCCGTTGTTCGGATCAATGGCCCCAGCTCGCTGCGGAGGAGTCGAACTCCTGGCCGCTGCCTGCTGGAGATATTGCTTGTTTCGTTCTGCCGTGGTCGCAACGGGAGCGGCTGGCTGAGCGGCAGGTTGCGCGGACATGGCCTGCATCTGCTGCTGAGCGTAGCTGTAGAACGCCCGGTTGCGAGCGTACTCCCACTGCACCTCGGGATCTTCAATGCCCTGTTCTCGGATAGCTCGCAAGTCTTGGATGACCTGCTGCCCCATCGAGGACAACACCGGCCTGCCCGTGACAGGGTCCGTCAACCGCCCATTCGTGCGCGGATCGACTTCCCACATCCAGGGCTGCGATTCAATGTCTTGCTTGACCTGCTCGAACTTGGTCTGGGTCTGCACTGCCCCGAACCGCTCCTCGATAATCTTCTCCACCAGAGGCAGGGCGTACTGCTCGATGATCTGGGGGAAGACCTCGTGGGGGCGATGGACCAGCTTGTCCGACCACTCTTCGACGTAGGCGTTGTATTGGTCGTGAGCCGCGCGGATCTCCACCGGCGTGTCCGGCTTCCAGGTGGAAATCGGATTGCCTTTGTCGTCGATGGCGGTCATCCTCCAACGCGCCGCAAGCTGCGGGTCGTACTTCGGAGGATTCCACCAAGGACGGGGTTCTTCCTTCGGCGGCTCCTGTCGCTGTGCCATCTGGTTCGCAAACGACGGGTCCTGCATGTGAGCCGCGTATTGCTGACCGAGACGGGCGTAATACTCTCGCTGCTCCAGCTCTTGCTGAAGCCGCTGCATCTGCTGAAGCTTGGTCTCGTAGTCCTGGATCAAGCGCTCTCGCGCCTGCTCCGGGCTTTCGACGTCCTGGAATCCCAGGCCCTTAACCTTCTCCAAGAACGGATCGACCTGCGGTTCCGGGGTCGGCTCGGGAGCCGGAGTCGGCGTCGTCTCCACAACGGGAGTCGTGTCCGCGACTACGTTCTCTACGGGCGCAGCGTCAGACACCGGCGCTGCCGTACCCAGTGCATACGCAAATTCTTGTCCTGAAGTCTTCTTGGCCATTTCGTATCTCCTCTTGGGGGTTGACTTACCTTGTCTCGACTTAGACTTCGGGGTCAAATAGACGCAATGATTTCTTGACTCAGGGTTCATAGGTGCGCAAGAATGTCACTCATGCCACTCGCCCAAGAGAAGCTCTACTCCCTATCCGAGATTCGCAGCAAACTTCCCATGAGGCGCAGCTTGCGTACTCTGAAGCGATGGATCTACGAGGGAGCGTCGGCTAAGTCCGGCCATTGCGTGCGGGTGCACCTAGAGGTGGTGTGTGTGGCAGGCGCCTTGCATACCTCGATGGAGGCCGTGGAACGCTTTCTAGAAAGACTCACTGATGCGCGACGCGCCATTGACGCCGCAGAACGGCTCCGCCGCTAACCCCAAGCGCCGGTTCAAGAAGAAGACTTACGTCATGGATGGGCAGCCCATCCTGATGGTCTTGGAAGACAACTGGCTGAATCACCGCATGGGAGAGGGAGTCACCGTCGAGGGGATTCACCATGCCGTGAACGGGATCAAACGCTGCAAGGCTGGTGTGGCGATGTTCCGCATGTGCGGGATTGTCTTTGACGTGCCCCACACGACCTTCCCTACGGTGGACCAGCAGTTCAAGATGCTGGAGCACTATGCCGACAACCACAGTCAGCTTTTGTTTGACGGGTGGCGGGATGTGATCGTGCAAAAGATCCAGATGGGGAAGTACCACGGCTCCATCAATCAGAAGCCCTGCATCCGAGAGGCGATGAAGGGACTGCACTTCACCCATGTCGTGTTTCCTTCGCTCGCGTTTACGTCCGAAAAGGACGCAATTCCGGCCATGGTGGTCGGCCTGGGCGTGCGTGGGCGCACTGTGGCGGTGCTTGACCTAGGAATCGACACGCTGACCTACCCGGATCAGTTGGCAGGTTGCGCGCCGTTGTATTGCAATCTGGAGACGGTGCTGGCCAATCGCCTGCACAAGGCTCTCAAAGGCGAGGAGCGGAGGTTTGGGTGGCACAAGATCGCGGGACGTCTGGTGCCAGACACTGCCGCTCGGGAACGATACAGGCGGTTTGTCACGTTGATTGATCGGCGGTTTGGCAAGAGCGACCCCATTCCTCTGGAGGACTACCGTACTGCCCTGCGCGAGGCGCGGCAAAAAGGAGGCGTGGTTCCGTTTGGTCGTCTGTACTTAGATGCGGTGTACTTGCTGGCTCAGCTTAATTTCCCCATGGAGGGAGCGATTGGCTCGACCAAGGTGGTAGTGGAGAAGACGGGCTATCGTCGCAGCCTCGGGCGCCCCATCGACTACGAACATGCCCGGTCCTTGATTGCGAGTTTGCGGATGGGCGATAGCGCCATACAGGAGGAACTGGCCCTGAAATACGCCAGCATCTTCCAGGGAGAGATCTTGAACCGATGCCAGATTGGCTATCTCCCAGACTTCCCCCATCCGTCTGTGCTGCATGGGGTTAAAGAGGGAGAGCCCAGAGAGGCGGTGTCTTCCAAGTATGGGAAGCGGCAGGTGTGGCGAGATGTGGCGCGGACGGCACTTGGGATTGTGGAGGCCATCAAAGAAACCCCAGAGAATGCGTCGGTGCGCAGGTTGATGCGGACGCACTTTCTGAACCTGATCGAGAAGGCCAATGACGGGATCATTGAGCAGGCGGCGCCTTTTTCCATGCCCAAGCCTGGGACGCACGAGATCAAGCTCTATCGGGAGATTGCCAAGAACGAGGATGCCCTGCGGATGTTCTCACTGTTTGCCAAGCACAAGAAGCACGCCGAGTCTTCGTTCCGGGCGCTGCTTGCAGAGTTCCCAGAGTGGGGAGCTGCCTTCCTGGGAGATTGGGAAGGGTTCTTGCGAGGGTCTTTGGAGACGGCTAGGGAGCTCGCGACTCTCTATGACGTGCAGCTTGAGAAGGCTACTAAAGTGCCTATCGTGGAGCCCGATCCAGAGAAGAACGTGCAACCGATAGAGCAGCCGGATTGTTTCTTTAGTGATGACCAGACAAAGACTTAGGTGTTATTTGGCGAAACTTTGTTTCACTGTGAAACAAGATAGCCGACGTCGTAGAGTGGGACGTGAATCCTGCCGTCTTCGTGGTGGATGTAGAGCGCCAGGAAGTCATTGATTTTAGGAATGATTGTCGGAAAGTCGAACATCGCGCAGTGGATTTGGCGCCCTTGGAAGACTGAAGACTCTCGGTGAATCCCAAAGACGTGCAGCCACCACAGCACTTGGTCCATGTCGGATACGCCAGTCTCTTCAAAGAAGGCCATGAGCTCACGAGGTGTGGGGTACTGGCTATGAAACGGAGATTCGGTAGCCTTTGCTGAGACCTGGGACATCGACCACTCCTGTATGGATGTTGAATTTGATGTACATTGGAACGACGCCTAGCCCATCGCACGTCATGTAGGCCGTAACCAGTCCTTCGTACTTGTGGCGTTCGTAGTGGATTCCTAGCAGCTTGTTCCACATCTCGGCCTCTTCCGCGCTGGCCACACCTTGCTGCTGATAGAACTCCATCAGCTCATCAGGGGTTGGTGGGTTTGTCATGGGGCACCTCATAGCCTTTGTGGATTCCTGGGACGCTAACGCGAGTTCCGCAGATGTTAGTCATGAAGTTCATGACCCTTCCATTGTGGAGAAACCGCAGCAACATGGGGTGGTTAGTGTCCATCCCAAACTCCCTAGCCCACTCCATGATGCCACCTTCCGTGTCCACCTGGAGGATCTCCATGAAGGCCATAAAACTTTCCACGGTCATGGGAGTTTGCTTGCTCACGACTTCACCTCATATCCTTCGTGGACTTTTGGGATGTAAACAGCCTCTGGTCCGACGACCATGTAGAAGCGTGGCCTGTCGGTCGGGTAATCGCTGTGCTTAGAAAAAGCTAATGACACTTGGTGCTTGTCCTCCCTGCACAGAGGTTTCATTCCCAAGATCTCCCCGAGCACCATTACCTCATCCACCGTGCTGACGTTGCCCGCTTTCAAGATCTCCATGAACTCCTCAACGCTGGGTAAAGTTGATGCGGACATCACCGTCTCCAATCCAGTAAAGTGACAGGGCGTCGATGTGAAAGCTTGTCACAGGCGCGTCTCCAGGGCGGATGTTGACATGCCGCGCCACGGTGCCACCAGTGCCACCAGCCTCGTAGTAGGTGTACCCCAGGAGTCCGCAGATGAACCGCACATCCTGGAGACAGGACGGTTCTAGCTCGGAGACTGAACTAACAATGTCGATGGCGCGATCACGCGCAGTGGACCGCATAGATACCTCACTGTAGGTTTGACTCTGCGCGGGACAGGATCAGCATGATCCACTCAACGTGACGCTCCTCTAGGCGAAACCACTCTCCTCGTACTCGCAGGTCCTGGAAGATAGAGTGCAGGCGCTTCTCGACGTGGTTGTGCGCCTTAAAGCAGCCGACCATCTCTAGGCGTGGATCTTCGGCTTGGAGGGTTTTCTCTCTAGTCCTAGGGTTAGATGAGCAGCCAATCTTAGTGAGTCCATTGGAGTGCTTCATCAAGTAGACGTGCGTCTTGGTCCGTGGCTCACTTCGCACGCTTCTCCATCTATCAAGCTGTCGCTGCTTTTCTAACTCACGACGCCTATTGACGTAGAACTCGGTCTCTGTCATGAGCTGCCCAATAAGCTCACCCACGTCTGCCATCAGCTCATCGGCGCCAGATCCAGGCTCTCCATCGAACAGCGCCATGATCACGTCTCGATAGCTGCAAAAACCGCCTCGATACCAGAACCATCGACCTATGTGAGTGTCGTACTTGAACTTGACCTCTGTTCCATCATGCCTCTTGATGGTTAGGTACATCCCTCCCACAGGGGCGTCGTGATGGTCATTCAGCGAAACGTATCCAGCCAGCCTTGGAAGTTGACTCATGGCTACTCCATGAAATAGACAGGGCGCCGTGCAGTGCGCCGACAGTGCAATAAGCGACACTTGGTGGAGCGCTCAGTGCGCATACCCCCCCTACCCCACCGCAGAGATCATTTCCCGCAACGGAAACGATCCGTGTTTAGCGTGCCTGCATCGGTCAATCAAATGACCTCCTCGCACGTTGCGTCCCATATCGAAGGGACCGATACGTGATTGCTGCGTCTTTGGCCTCTCGGCGAGCTTGTCCCGCTTATCGCTCGGGGTGGTACTTCCATTCCCGTCCGGTCATCCCGGCAACCGCATCATGCAGTTTAAGACAAGGCTCAGGCTCCCACCTTCCAGTGGGTCGCAATCAAGTTCTCGTTATTCTTTGGTTGTGGTTAACCTTCCAAATGGCCATCGCCATAGGGTTCCTCATGAACACCGGCAAGAATCAATCCGTGCCGTTTCGCCTCTTCTCCAACGATGTCTCGTGTGGGGAGGCGTATATGCCTAGCTGCCAAGCTAAGCGGCTGCGATTTGCAGTTGCGAAGACTATAACGAACTGGACACGCTACATGCAAGCGCAAAAAAACCCAGGAGGTGGCTAGTCTCCTGGGCACATGTTCGTGGGGCCACGAGAAAGCCCCTTAACTACCCTGCCAGCCAGATCAAGACGACTGGCAAAGGTTGATTGGATTCTACGGAACACGCAGCAGATTTCAAGCTCACGTCGGCGATTTCTGTGAAAACCTTTCCGGTAAATCGGACTTCAGGATGTCACGCCACAATCCACTGCCATCCTTCGAGAGCGGATTCTCGCACCACACCTTCAGTGGATTCCCAGGCTCCATCCACGTTCCCCACAACACTCCGTTGCTGTCTCCGACAGCCCACTCCCTGGTCTTGTCAGACGACTCGCCGGTCTCCATGCCAATCGCGAGGCAAAGTAGCATGGCCTCATCGCGCGACATCTCCCACACCTTGGCGTGATAGAGGATCTCAGCCATTGGATAGGGCTGGTCGAAGGTCTTGTGCATGAAACCTCTCCTCAAAGTCAGTGCTGCTCCACTCGATCCACCGACCGAACTGCGCGACATTCGTCATCTCATCCGAAAGCATGTCAGGGCACCACAGCAGCATCCTGCCTTTTCGGTCGATGTTCAGTGCCCACCAGTCCATGTCGCCATTGACGGTGAACTGGTCCCCGTACCATTCACTTCGATCTGGCTCTGGGTCGAGACCAATGGCGTGGCAGAACAGTCGCCGCTCATCTTGGTCCATCTGCCACACTTTGGCTTGGTAGCAGGCTTCAGCTTGCGGCATCGGCCAAGGGTATGTTTTGTGCATACAGCTTCTCCGCAAGGTTGGTCTGGAAGATGTCGACAAATGCGCCGTGATTGTCTTTAAATGCGTAGCCTTTCGGTCTCTCGTCAGTGCACCAGACATGCAGCTCTCCGCGCGGTGTCACGATGGCGTAGTGCCACTTAGAGGACGTCTCGATTATGGGCATTTCGTCCAGGCCGTAGCTTTGGCCGTTGTTTCTGGTGACTCCCAGAGCGGCAAGGAATAGGTTTCGTTCATCCAGATCCATTTCCCAGACGCGGGCCTGAAAGCAGGCTTCTGTGAGCGGGATGGGGTCGTCGTAGTGGAATGTCCTAGCCATGCACCTCTCCGGTTTCAAAGTTACAGAGGGACGCAGAAAACCAGTTGCCGCTGCCGAGAGGATTATCGTCTCGAATCCACGCCCATATCTTCAGCTCTTTTCTGGTCGTGATCCATGACAGGTTGATTTTGAGTTCAGCCCAAGACACCCGCTCTCTGAATCCGTAGTCTCCCCGCTGCGTGTCTGGGAAGAGAGCGTGGACGAGTGCTGCGCTCCCGATATCCATGTCGTTCTCGACCATGAATCGCATCATGGGAACGAGATCGGGGCGGAAGTGGGGCTTAGTCATACACTTCTCCAGTCTCGAAGTTGCACCTGTGCCAGCTCACCCAGGTGCCGGTAGCCATGGGCAGTCCATCGTCCGTCCAGGCCCAGATCTCGTCATCTGCTTCCGCGCTCGACACCCAGGACAGGTTCATCTCCTCTCGCCCAACCACTCCGCGTTCTCGGAAAGAGCTTAGGTCAACAATAAGGTGCGGAAAGGCGAGGCTGAGCATTTCCTTGTCGCGCCACCCGAGGCCGTTCTCTTTGGCAAACTTGGCGGCAGGGACTAGGTGCGGGTGGAAGTGGAACTCAGTCATCCCATGTCTCCAGTATGGACAGTATGGACTTGATGTCTCTCAGGTCAGCAGACGTCGTGCTTCCGTTTGTCACATGGTACGTGACTCTATTCTGCTCGACTTCGCGTGGAGAAAGACCGACGACAGCTAGGTTTCCGTCGAGCGTGAAGATGTTCTGGCTAAACGCCCATGGCCTGTATCCGTGGATCGCAAGGACCAGCCTTGCCTCGTCGCAGGTGGCGCAGTCTTGGATGAGCGCCAAGGCCACTCTGGATGCTTTTGCGTAGTCAATCATCATGGCTTCCTCAGAAGTCGCTTGATGCTGCGGTATTTGACGGTGGGGAAAGGGCCGACAACTGAGTCAGTTATGGTTGCTGGGATGTATGTAATGGATTCAGGCATGAGCTGAACAACCCACCCTCCACGATGGTGCATGATGTTCCAAGTACGAGACTCTCCTATTCGAGACAGAATCAGGCCGTGGATATCCGCAAGAAGGATCGCCTCGTCTTGGTTGCGTGCGTCCTGGATAATCTCCAGGGCCTCGCGAGACTCAAGATAGATCCCGTGCCACTTCCTCTTGGAGGACGTGTTTGATTTTGGAGTAGGGGACTTCATGAATCTCTCCAAATGCCTCAATGTCATAGTCGTACAGGTCCATCACCCAACCCTTCCACCCTTTGCAGACTGCGGTGTAGGACCCGAGTTTCAGGGTGTCGTATCCGCAAAGAAACGCCATCAATTCCGCTTCTTCACGATTGGTCGCTTCCTTGATGCACTCCAGGGCCAGTCTGGTTTCCGGGGTCATGGGTCGCTCTCCCTGTTCTCAACCAAGTCTCGCGTGAGCCACCGCAACGTCCTCCGAATCTCTCCCCAGTGAGTCACGGCGGTTAGACTGATGACGTTCCTGTCTGGGCTGTAGTAAACGCCTGCGAGGTTCATGTGCAGGATTCTGTGAAGCGTGCGAGGTCGGTAGATGCCGCAGGTACTGGCGCCGTACCACGCCACTGCGTAGTCGTGCAGCTTGATCATGAGGATGGCTTCGTCGAAGTTGCTGGCGTCCTGGATGGATTCGAGGGCTTGTTTGGTTTCGGAGCTGATCATGGGTGCTCGCCTCGCAGAACCTTGGGGATGTCGGCGTAGGAGATGATGTGGTAGTTGGCGTCCTTGTGGTACGGGCCGGAGTAGTATCGGATCTTGTCGTGCAACAATCTTGCGCCGTAGTAGGCCTCGTCGAAGTGGCCAGCGTCATACACTTCCTCTCTACATGAAGAGTTTGGAGGGCTGTAATCCACCTCAAACCCACAGACTTGGAGTTTGAAGACCGCCTCTTCCATGGTCTCTAGGCCGCTGATGGTCTCTAGCACGTCGCGGGATTCTTGTCGCATGTCTACTCCAGTACGTGGTAGTTTCCCGAGAGCAGGGCATGGATGTGGCGGAACTTGACGAGGCGCCAGTCCGTGGGTTCGTACTTGTTGATGATGTTGGCCTTGGGTCCGTATGGAGTGAGGATCAGGCTGCACTCGTGGGTCCCGTTGTCTGGATTGGCAATGGCGGTGTCGTAGTAGCCTTTTCTGCTATGGATGTAGTAGCCGTGGAGTTCCAGCATGAGGCGAGCCTCTTCTTCGGACTCGGTGTTCTGAATGATCTCCAGGGCTTCACGGCATGTGGGTTCAATCTTCAAGGCAGTTCTCCCTCAGGTATTCGGAGATCTCGTAGTAGTAGCGGCAGGTCATGGTGCCGGTCTGGCCATCATCTCCGTGGACGAACGTGACGGTGTCGTGCTCGATGCCGATGATGTAGTCGCGATTGTTACTGCGGCAGGATGACCAGTAGGCGTCGTACTCCACTTCGGGCACGGCGGCCATGAGAAGCAGCTTGGCCTCATCTCCGCTGCGAACGTGCTGAAGGAGCTTAAGGACGTGGATGGTGAGTTCATGAATCGGTCGCATGGCTGCTCCTTGCGAGAAGTTCATCGACGACAGATTTGAGGCTCCACCACGTCGCGAAGGTGTGCTTGGAATCCATGTACACGCCGGAGAAGACCACGCACAGCACGACGACGTCTAGCTGTCCAATCCTCTTCCATCCAGATGCGTGACCGAGTTCATATCCTGCCAGATGAAGCATTAGCCTCGCCTCTGCTTCGCTCTTGCAGTCGGCGATGATGCACAGGGCCTCCAGAGTCTCAGGCGTTACGAATGATGGATTCATGCTTCAGTCCCTCCAAGTAGCTGCGAATGGCTGGGTAGATGAGGCGATGGTTGCTGCACATCGCGGGGAACTCGATGGTTCTATCGAACAGGAAGCAGGCGTGGCCCCCAGAGTCGAAGTAGACCGAGGACCAGAAGGTGTAGTAGTGAGCCTTCCACCCAAGCAGCCGAGAGATCAGGCGCGCCTCTTCATGGGTTGAGACATCCTGGAGCAGCTCTAGCATTGGGATGATGTCGGGATTGAGAGGGTGGTTCATGAGTTAAGCTCCAGGAATCGCCCAACGTGCTTCCACTTCAGGAGGTTCCAGGTCAGCTTCCCATCTGGGCAGCGAGGAAATACTCCATCCTTGTCGAGCTGTAATACGTTAAGCCCGGAGCGTGGGTCCATGACGATGCCGTAGTAGAAGTGGTTTGTCTCGTATCCAGCCAGGGCCAGCTTGAGAGCGGCTTCATCGCGAGACCAGCAGCCCTTCACGACCTCCAGGGCATCGCGTACATCGGGGTCGAGCTTGTCGGTCATTGGGTGCTCCTCAGCACAGACTCGATCTGGTGATACTCGCACGACTGGGCGCCAAAGGCGGAGAAGTACGACACGCAATCATCGCGCAGGATGGCCTGCCACGCGGCGTCAGAGCTCAAGGCGACATAGGTGCCATCGGAATAGGCTCTCCAATCAAAGCCGTGGATGCGCACCACCAGCTCGGCCTCAGGGCGGGTCTGGCACTCGCGGATGGCTTCCAGGATCTGTCGGGAGGAGGTGTTCATAAGCTCGCTCGCATTCCGAGATTCGCTGCTCAAGGCATTCCCAAACGGCCAAGAATTCGTCCCCATCGTAGTAGGCGGAGATGCCTGATGTATGCAGGTACACCTTCCTGAACGACGCTTGCTGCCACACCACAGAGAACCCGGCGCCTGGACGCAGGTTCTCTCCTATGGCCCGAAGCAGCAGCACCGCCTCATCATGGCTTTTGCAGTGGCGCAGAAGGGAGATCATGTCGAGGAGATCGGGGTTCACGGGAATCTCCTTAGGAGGTCTCGGATGTGCATGTACCTAACTGTCTTCCACAGAAGTTTTTGCGAACGAAACTCGACTCTTTCCGGTCCCACGTACAGAATGCTGCGTCCATCCCGTGCGTAAACATCGCCATAGTGCACGGCAACGCCCGCAACGCGAAGAAGCAGGATGGCCTCGTCTCGACCGGGGCAGTCCGCGATCAGCTCTAGCAGCGGCCTAACCTCTGTGTGGATTGTCATGAACGCCTCCCGGATACCTTGAGGATGTGCTTGATGTCGCCGTAGTACACATAGCGGCGGCGGATGTTTGGACCATAGACGACCATCCAGCTCAAAGGGAAAAACACCACTGAATCTCCCAAGCCTCGCACGGTGCCGTCCTCGGAAAGGGCGTAGCCGCAGGTCAGGAGCATCAGGCGAGCCTCGTCGCCATTCTCGCAATCCTGGATGAGATCTAGTAGGTGGAGGACGGTGGGGTGCATGTACCGCTCCTATCGAGAAAGGCCTGGAGCTCGCTGTACTTCACGTACTTTCCCCAGCCACGCTCACACACGTATATGTAGCGTGGCAAGGGCTGGATGGATGTTCCGCGCTCGATGTTCACCACCCCGTACTGTTCCACGTCGCACGCGCACGCCGAGAGCATCAGAATGGCCTCGTCCTTGGAGCGGCAATCCTTGATCAGCTCTAGGAGGTCACGAAGTTTTTGGCTCATAGCTTCTCCAGGTAAGTGCGGATGTCGTGATAGCGCAGTTCTCTCCAGGAAAGCGAGTTGGTCCTGTAGTCGATGAGCTGATTTTGATACAGGCACAGGCAGGTGATGATGCCTTCCGCAAGTCTTGCAAAGTACAGTGACTGAAACTCCCAGACGTAACACCCAGCAATCCGCAAGAGCAGCAGGGCTTCATCACGACAAGAACAGCCCTGGATGATCTCCAGGCACTTGCGCGCCTCGGGGTGAATGCTCATAGATCCCTCACAAAACGAGGCAGGTCTGCGTAGCGAACATAGCGACCTGATTGGTGGTACACGCACACCTCCTCGCGCATGGGCTGCAAGAACGTCTCTATGTCGAGATCCACCGCGCCATTTTCGTTCAGTTGCACCCCACACGCCCGAAGCATGAGACGCGCCTCGTCTTGGCCCTGGCAGTCCTTAATCAAGATCAGCAATTCGCGGAGTTCTGGGGTCATGACCAGCCCTTTCGGAGACCTTCTCGTTCGCCAGATGGCACGCCCGCAGCGCCGCGTCTCGATCCGTAAAGAGGCGCCACTCCCTGGCAGGCTCGGTCTGCACCTCACCAGATAAGCACCATAGCCCAGACAGGGCGGAGATCGCATCAATCACCTCGCAAGAGATGAACTCCGGCGACCGCTCCACGATCTCCCCAACCCAATCCACGGCACCGTCTTCCCGAACGTGAATCGCGTACTTAATCTTCTTCGTAGCCATGTGATCTGTCCTTGTCCTAGAGTTTACTGGCACACCAAACGTCAACTTGACTCCAATAGATCTCGGATAGCGCCGTACCGCACCCACCTCAAGCCGCCTTCATGTGCGTAAAAGAAGCTGTCGCAAGAAACCTCGAAATAATAGCCATCGCGATCAAAGCCAAATCCAGCCTTGTTCAACCGCCACCCGCACGCCTGAAGCAGCAGCCTCGCCTCCTCCGCACTTTCGCAATCTTGGATCAGCTCCAGGACCTCTCTGGAAGATTGTCGCATCACGCACCTTCCTTCAACATCTTCTGCAACTTGGCAGGAATCATGGAGTAGGCGATCCACTCGGACCCGACCACATTCCGGTGCAGCGCAATTCCCGAGTGATACAGCGTCGCCACTGATCGCTGCCGGTCCAGCTTCACCAGACACCCATACTCCAGCGTGTAGCCAGCCAACTGCAACGCCAAAGCAGCTTCATCCCCGTTCCTAAGCCCAGAGACAACCTGGAGAATCGCGATGTGGTCCTGCATGGCCAGCCCCCCCCCGCTAATCCGGCCTGCCCGGAACAGGCAAAACCCGCTCCGTCAAATCCGTCCATGCATAGGTTCCAAGCTTTCGCTTTGCCCACAATCCATCCCCGTATTCCACTGTCTCAAACAGCCCATCGTGGCCCTCCACCCACCAATAGCAGCCCTTGGAATCAGGCTTCTCGCGCCACTCCAGCTTCCTGGCAGGAACGGGATAGGGAACTCCCTGCATGACCCGATCCATCCGCGACAGCGCTCTCTCGATATCCTGCTGCAAAATCAACAACGCATTCTGGCTCCTGACCGCCACGTCCCGCATCCGCTCAAGCTGAACCTCCAACCCCTTCTCACCGCCCTTCCGCACACGCTTCTTGCCCATGACTTCGCTCCCAAAAGGAAAACCCGGAAAACACCCACCCCCTACCCTGTTCTCAACCAATTCATCGCGCCAAAACCACCGGCAACTCCTGGTATGAACAGACGTCAGAGTCATCATTCCGGTGGAAGTGAACGTCTAGCTCGTCAAGGAACACATCCCAAGCAGAGGCATCGACTACTCGGACATAAGAGCCGTAGTGATACACGCGCATGTAGAATCCATGCAGCTTCACCATCAGCTCCGCCTCGTCCTTCGTCCGGCAATCACGAATCGCCTCTAGGATCAGGCGAGATTCTGGCGTCATGACCCTGCCCTCCAGCAATCAACTCGGCCTTCCCAGTACCTCACACACCAGCCTTCCTCCAAGCGGCTCCGAAACCTCGCCCTCGTCGCGAGGGGATAAGAACCACTCCCCATTGAGGAAGAAAAGAACCCGAGGATCTCCCTCCCCCTCCACCCAGTACAGGCCATTTCGACCCGGAGTGTTGCGCCATGTCGCGCAGACATTCTCAACCTCTTCCAGGGCATTCTCCACGCCCAGGTTGTAAGCCGCTGTCTCGCAGTCCCACTCACCAACCTCGCGAAGCAGCGAAGTCACCTTCTCGACTAGCTCGTTCCATTCCATCATGCACCTCCAAGAAGCGACAAAACACCCACTACACCCTTCTCAACCAATCCCTGCGCAGTCTTCCTCCCCGCACAACCCACTCTGCTTGCGCACAAACCCTACACAACGTCACCCCAAACCGGGGCCGCACCGACCCGAAACCAGTTCTCAACCAATCTATGCGCAGGATAAAGGCTGCTTATCCTAGCTAGGCTCTGAATTGGCAAACGGAATGGAAGGGGGATGGCGTAAGTCGTTATCTGGGGCCAAGTTGGCATGTGAAATGGGAAAAATGGGGGAGGGGAATAAGACTCATGATCTGCCGCAATCGGGGGCGCCACCACGGTCGGAAGGGACCCCATGGCTCCGAGACGATATAGTTAATTGTCGTCCGGGCGATTGGTTGAGAACGGTTTGTCTTGTGACTCACCGCCATGACCCCGGCACCGGAAACTGTCTCAAAATGAGACAAAAGAAAGGCACAAATCATGCTCTACATTTCCGACCTTGACACCGTAGCGGACCTAGCACAAGGCCACTTCGCCTATCCCGAACCTGATGTGACCTATGACGTGCGCCGCATTGACGGAAAACCCATCGGGGTGCGCATTGAGAAGATCGAGCGTCGGGGGGGCGATCTTTACGCTATTGCGGGCGCCGAGTTCTTTCGTGTTACTGGGCGCCCTTGTGAATGGGTACTAGTTCCCACCGTTCACCACAACTAACCCCTACTCCCCCCACTGGTTCGCTAGTGGGGATTGTTGGTGCTAGTCGTTTCCGTTTCCTTAACTTTGAGG